GCATCCATAAGATTTATGAGGTTTTCACAATGCGGGCAATCAACCAATACACTGATATCAAGCCTTGCAGAAACTGTTTTAATATCACTCACAATCTTTCTCCTCTAGTTGGGCTAGTAGGGTTTTGGCTAATATCAGAGCGTCATCATCGCTTAATACTATATCGCAATAGTGTTCTCCATTATTAATTCCAACATAAACCCCAAAAGTAGAACCATCTGAAATATTAATATTGTCATCTCCCGGCTTAGACGCGCATTTAAAATCTAGATTAAACATAGCTGGCATATCCTTATTACTTGTCATTTTGCTTCTCCTTTAATAGCTCCTTAGCTTCCTCCACATCAAATAAAGCAGGTTTAGCCATTAAGCCAAAGATAGCCTCTTGACCCCGCTCATTTACCCCTAATTCAATCGCCTGCGTCATATTCTCAATGTGATCAACAGCCCACTGAAGCTGGCTTTTTAGTTCTTCTGTTTTCACAATCTCACCTCTTTATTAATTAACCTTTCGATTTAACTATACCCCAATAAACCGAAAGGTCAACACGATTTAGATATAAAGTTAGTTAGTTTTGAAAGTTGTATTCTTGTTTAATGTCTTCAACTCTATCTCTCATCCCAGAAACCAGAGACAAAAGGGCAGCTCCTAGCTTTTTATTGCCGACAGCCTCATCAATAAGTGAATACTCCTCAACTACACTAATCTTAAACTCAAGGTATTTAATTTCAGCATTGCAAGCACTATCATACCTTCCTAATTTTTTCTGCTTCCCCTTATAGAAGCAGTAAGATATGTACTTTCCCGACTCTTTTTCATAAGAAACACCCATAGGAAATTCACCGCGTATTGCAGCGCTATCGAGCATTAACGTATTAAAGCATTTACTAACAAACATACAGTTCTCTGGACTGTAAACCTTGTTTCCAGGCTTAATTAAATCCTTGTCCAGCTGCTTCCCATACCAGTCTTGCTTCTTCATCCATGCTTTGAAATTAGAGAATGTAAGCCATTCACCGCAAACACTGCACCCAACATACGTAGGCTGCCTCTTTTGTGTTTCTTTGCTATAGCAGCGCTTAATCATTCCGCTCCATGCGCGATAATACGGACAAGATATAATTTTTCCGCTGCTTCTATCGGTAACCATGTAATCAGCGTCATTTATCCCAACGCCAAATAATGGCTTTCGCATACTTAATGATTTTTTAGTGACTGCTTTTTCTATAAATGTATTCATGATACGCACCTGTCTAGTGGTAGTCTTAGGTTAAAGCAGAAGGCACTGACAAGGTGCTTTTCGGATGGCCGTCCTATCTGCATTTTTATTATAGCACTCTATCCTTGATAGCTATATTCTTGCTTTATGTCTCTGACTCTGAAATATTCCATTTCTGCAATTGTTCTTACAGTACCTTGTGCCCCATCTCGGTTTTTGCCGCAAATTATTTCCATGATATTCCTGTCTGGAGTGTCTGGATTAAAAACAATGTCTCGATAGCAGAAAATAACGCCATCACAGTCTTTGTAAATCTCACTGGATCCAGCAATATCTGAGGGTATTGGACGCTTATCCTGCCTGTTTTTGTAGTCATTGTTTAACTGACCAAGGATAATTACAGGTATTCCCATTTCTTTACCGAATGCCCGCAGCTCTTTACTGATCTTGCCAAGCGATGTTGCGCTGGCTCTGTGGTCGTAATCCAGCAATTGAATGTAATCAACCACAAGCATGGCTTTGCCGTTCTCCTGGTAGCTTTCCTGCGAGCTTATCCAGTTTCTAGCCCTGACCTTTAGCTGATTAACATTCAAACCTTGTTCATCATCAATGAGAAGCTTTTTGTCTTTTAGCTTATTTAGTCCTGCTGTCATTCTTTTACCGATCTGGCCGTCACCAATGGTCTTACTAGGGTCTTTAAAGAATCCGCTTCTAATTGAGCTGGCAGATTGCAGAAATCGTTTTGCAACCTGAGCGGCTGACATTTCAGCAGAGTTAAAATAAACAGGTATTTCTGAGAATATCTGAGTCTCAACGAATGACTGTAAAAGCGTTGTTTTACCGGTGCCTGATAGACCGCCAAGGAAGTATAAGCCGCCACTCTCAAAGGGCATATATTCATCCAATTCTGCAAAACCAGTCTTATAGACTTCGTTTCGCCCTTCCATTCTCTCTTGAATCTGATCCACAACCTCTTTTAAAGCGTCATTCAGTGTTGTTTGCGTGTTTCTAATATCAGTGGTGCCTATTGAGTTTAGCGCCTCTCCTAGAGCGTCTAGGATAACCTCTGATTTATCTTTGTTTTGCTGGCTCTCAATAATCATCTGGCCAATAGCTCGTATTTTTCTCTGTCGGCCAAGTTCAATTACTGACTGAGCGTAAGCCATGACATTCTTGGGAGTTACACAGGAATCTTGCAGGTCTGAAAGATAAGTTATATCAGCTCCGTGGCTTTCTGTTGATTCTAATTCTTCTGCAATGGTGAAAATATCGCCTCTCTCACCAAGCGAAAGAATGGCCTTGAAAATAGACTGGTGCTTCTTGCTGGCAAAATCATCCTCACTCAAAGCCTCTTGAATCTGGAAAACATAAGAAGCGTCATAAATTAAAGCGCCTAATACCTGACACTCAGGATTGTTAATCATGTTCATTATTTTATTTCCTTGGCTACTTCTGCTAAATCTGCCAAAAAGCTGGCTTTCTGCTCTGGTGTTGCTTCTACTTGCTCAAGTCTTGGGAGTAAGTTATGACACTGTTCTTTTTGCTCAGGCTTGCACCACCTTACAAACTCAGGAACGCTTGGCGGGAACTGGCCGCCTTCTGTTCGTGCCTTGCGAAAACCCTGCTGAATTGCCTCTGGTGTATTTAAACCAGTTTCAGTTAGCGCCTTAATCATTTGTCCTTGATACTGAACAATGTCTTCAGGACGCATTGTGGCGCGAAGGCTTGGCCATATTCCAGAAAACTGGTTAATCAGTTCATTAGCGAATAATTCGTTATTCATTGCAATTCTCCAAAACTGGCTGCCATAAAACATTCATTCCATCACGAAAGCCTTTTACAATCCCGCATCTTTCTAGCTTTGCTAGTGTGTATCTGATTTGAGGTGATGTGTATTTGTTAGCCAGATTGATTCTTATGTGCCATGTAGGAATAGCTTTAATAAATCCAAAATCTGAACTCAAGAACCGTGAACTATATTCGCTTTTCAGTCCATTAAGAATTTCATTATCTCTATCTGTTAAATAATTCATTAGAAAGCCCTATTTAAAACGTCATTAAGTGATTGTTGTGGTTGATGTACTGCCACTTGCTGGCCATTAGGACCACTATTTTTAGCAAAGTAATCCACTTCAATCGTGGTCCAGCCAGCATCACATTGTTTACTAATAGCGTAATCAGGCGCAGTGTTGCCAGTGGTCCGTAAAGTTTCAAGTGTTGCTTCGATTCGCTTTAATGCTCTATCAGAATCACTTGCTCCTTTTCTGGTCCTAAGCTTGGACCATTCAAGCAATAGTTCATCATCAATGCAATTCAATGCTGGATAAGCTTCTGAGTTATCACGGACCTTTTTTGCTAATAACTCAGCCTTGGTTAATTTCTTTTGAGGTGAAACCTCTTCTTTATCTGTTCTATTCTCTTCTGTTCTATTCTCTTCTTGCATGATTAATCCTGATTGAGTCATGATTGAGTCATGATTTTTATTCATTGCCTCGATGGCCTTTCTCATTTCAGGATTGGAAGTCATTGATTTATTTAGTCTTTTTGCCAACCGCAGGCAGGTTATCAATCCGTCATTATTTTGAAAAAGGCCTAAATCAACAAAGCGAGTCATCATTTCAGTTACTTTCTGGGCAGTGCTTCCAGTGTTTCTGGCAATTATTCGAGCGTCATGCTCAAGACTAAAAGTAAGGTTTTCAGCATCAACCTTACCAGCTATTAATTCTATGCAATACCAGTAAAGACCGTATCCTTCCAGTCCATAATCAAGCATCACTTCCTGAAGCTTTGCGTCCATACTTGCATCCGTGTCGTGCTTAAACCATTTCATTATTTAACAGCCTTTAAAATAGCAAGCCTTACAGCCTCATCGTTATTATTTAAAACATCAGCCAGCAAGCCAATATCATTATGAAGTTTACTTCTGAGCTTTAATTGATCCTCAGTTGCTGTATTCCAGTCGGTAACATTGCAGGCCATTTTTATTTTTCCAGCAACGTCCTGAACGTAGTTATTGAAGCCATACTTATTACCTGCATGGGCATATAAGCAGCCACACATTTTTTTATAACTGTCTCCAGATTCATTTCTGTATTTGATTAACTGATCAAACATCCATTCATAAACTTCAACTTTTAGTTTTGGGTTTATTGCTAACGCCATATCAATAAACAGTAGAGGGTGAACCCATGTGTGCTTACCTCGGCCTCTGGCAGATTTTTTTACCTCACCTTTTCCGAACCTTCCTTCTAGCTCAGCAATAAAGTCTTTAGTTCCTTTTGTTTGAAACCATGCTGACATATCAAAACCTTGAAGTCCGTTAGCCATTCGCCACATATTGCCAACCCTAACAAGGTCGGTAGCGCTAAACATTTCGGTTTGATTGTTTTGACTGACTGAACCGCCTAGTAATTCTCGCTGAATTAAAACTGTGCTTTTCATGACTTTCCTTTAATTAATTACCCATAGAAGGCATGATTATATAATAACCTTTTAAAAGGTCAATTAGTTATTTTGCTTTTTGTGGGTATTTTACTATGTAGCTATTTCTTTCTATTGGTCAAATTTCAGCCACAAAAAAGCCCAATTAAGGGCAGTTAAGCCCCATCAAAGACAGGGCGGGTGGTTAGTTATCGTTGTATCTAGCGTAAGCAGTCCACTCACAAAGAACCCCAGCCTTAACTTCAACTACATACTGAAGCCAGTAGTGGCCGCTATACTCTGCAAATCCGTTGCGTATAATCCATCGCTTAATAGGAAGCCAAGCAAATCTAACCCTTTGCTTGTGTAGATCGCTAACTTCATTCATCACTCAGCCACTTTGATCTTGTTGGCTATGTATTCCTCAGCAGTCCATGCAAAGCTACTGAGGCTTGCCTCGTAGTCCATCACAGCCTCAGCGCGAATGTCTGCTAGGGATTGGGTAGGGGTTGATTCCAGAACACTGACGTACTTGCTAATATCAATAGTACAGGCAAGATACATGCAGGCATCACGCAGGCTTTCGCGTAGCTTGCTATTGTTAGCCCTTAACTCATCGTTTTGGGCTTGTAGGTCAGTTAAGTCTCTATTGATTTTATATAGCTGCTCAACTGGCATCACTGAGTATGCTTCACTAATCTTTTCTTGCAACTCTTTTAGCTCGTCTTTCATAGCTTCCTCTCTATTTGTCCTGGGTTAAACTCTCATTCAATCGCTTGGTTATGCAGCCCGATAGGACTACATCGAATAATTCTGGGTTGGTTTTAAACCAGGTCTTTAGCGTGTTCACTGACTTGTTCGACAGCTCCGCCATTTCTTGCAGGTCTTTCAATCCGCAAGCCTTAACTTTTTTGGATGGTGTCATTTTTCAAACCTCTTTCCTATTGACCTGCTTTTTTTGATTGCATCAATCTCTTGGTCGAAGGTGTACGGCATATCTTTATTTAATGTCAAGTCGCGTATATACCATTTCTTAACCATTTTTCCGTCCCTGCGAACCGTAATAAATCTAATGTCGTGATTATAAAAGCAATCCATTTTCCTACCCTCTTTGTTAGTTTGCATAATGATAATATCAGTTATTCATCCATTATCAAGCCTTTTTAGATGAAAATAGAAAATAAACCAAAATGAACCAATAGTGGTATAATAAAGCTTCTCACGTCGGGTATTGGAGAGTAATCTACTACCTGCAAGCTGCACCCTAAAGCGGCGCTCTAGCTTCGAGATGTGGAAAGTAACGGCACACACTAGGGCTTAGGTGTGCCAGCTTAAATCGTGCCCGGCTCAGTAGGCTAAATCTGGGGATAGTCATACAGACTCTAAACTACTGGGAGTTGTCTCAGGCGATTTAAAATAAGCCCGCAAGCCTCTGAATATGCTCAAATTGCGGGCGCTTTCTTACTTCCTTTTATCCCTACTAGAGCTAACCAGTGGCGCTTGATTAGGTTTTAGGTTCCAATCAATAGCTTCATTGCAGTTATAGCAAAGTTGTTTATTAATACTGCTTAGCTTCATTGTTGATGGGTGCGGGCATGGCTTAGGATGCCTAACCCTTGATCTGCGAATAAACCAGATATAGGCAGAGTAACCCAGTCCTAGAACCAGGTTAGTTAGGGTTATTATGGTTAGAGTTAGTAATAGGCCGTTCATGTGGTCTTCCTCTTACTGTTAAGCTCCTCTCTAGCCGCCTTCCAGTCGTTTTTGTGTTTCTTAAATGCAGCAGCAACGGTTTCGCAGTGCAGGCCAAACTTGAATGCTAGATCGTGTTTGGTGCAAGGCAATCCGAACTTGTCGCGGTATTTGCAGCGACCACGAACGGGCTTAGGCAGCTTCTTAGCAACCTTTCGCCAGTCGTTACCATTATCAGCAAATAATTTTGTTAGCTCTGAGTTTTTCAGCCCGTATTTATTCGCCATTTCGCTGGGATTTACTATTGAGCCGCATTTATCCCGGTAAACAAGCCGCTTGCTTGATTGTCTAATGCCTTCGATAGTCTCAGGGCTAACCATTGGCTCCCCGTGATTTAATCGCTTTAGGCACTCAGCTGCTATTGAGTTTTGGCCTGATATTCTTCTGGCGTGATGCCTGGCTAGGTTGTTAATACTCATGCTTCTAGCTCCATATCTCTATCATTCCAGCCTGCCAGCCACCAGTGCTTGAGGTTTAGTTCTGACTCACCGAACGGGCAATTCTGCTTAGAATCACCCTCTTTATGTGCTAGGCGACCTTCTCTATATGCGTCTTGGGTTTGTTGGCGTGTTGGCATTATTCCACCTCCGCAATGCAGGCAGTAACAAACTCAACCTCAGATACACCAAAAGCGCCTGCTAGCTTAGTGATTAAAGCAGTATGGCCGCTAGTTTTCTGGCCAAGGTTTTGAGTGTGAGCAAGCGATTTATTGCCTAAACGCTCTTTGATCTCGCGCCATTTAAGACCCTGTTCCTTCTTAAAATGCTGAACGCCTTTACCGATAATAATCATTAAAATATATTCCTATTTGTTATTGACGTTAATGAGTATAAGGTATAATCTGTCTACAAATCAATAGGAATTAACAAAGAGGGTTAATTAAATGAATGAGATTTACAAAGTCGATCAACTGGCTTATGGATGCTCTGACATCGGTGAGCTAACAGATAAGATAGTAGAGCGCGTGAATTTGGGCGATATTGTAGAGGGTGACGGCGTTCGACTTGATTCAACAGTTGTCTTGATGGCAATGATTGAAGATGATAGCGACACAGTGAACAAGCTTTTATCAAGCCTTTCGATTCACACGCCATTATCGCGCGAATTTGCACAGTTAATTGATGAAAAAACAGACGAGCTAGCGGAAGAAGCGTCTCGCAGTTATAAAGGGGAATATGATGTCTAATTTAAAACTATGGGATAGCTTTGGTAAAACTGACCCTAAGTATACAAAATCCGCAAATGTAGACGGCAATCGTCAAACATCATTGAGCGGTAATTACATGGTAAAACTGGCCACTGAGTCACTGGGGCCGATAGGTGAAGGCTGGGGTTATAGAATCGTAGAAGAAAGGCTAGATAATACAAAGCCGGTAATGATGAAGGCAGAAGGCGGAAAGCTTGAAATATTAAAAGATGGTGATTCTATCGTGTGGGAGCAAAACCATACGGTATTAATAGAGCTTTGGCATGGCTCCCGAGATAATACTTTTACTCAGTTCGGCCATACAAAATTTCGATACATGAAGGCTGACGGCTCTAAGATGATTATTGATAACGAATGCGCTAAAAAATCGCTAACTGATGCAATGAAAAAATGCCTTTCTTTAATTGGTGTTTGTGCTGATGTATTTATGGGTGAGTTTGACGATCAGGGTTATCAGCAGGCTGCGCAGTTAGAAAACGAACTTAAAAAGGCCGATGATAAGGACGCAGAATACTTATCAAAGATTGAACAGTTTAATGCGGCTATTGATGATGCTTTAAATGCTATGGAATTATGCCCTAACATGCCTGCAATGCAGAACGTGTATGGCATGGCGGCGCACAAAGTAGACCGTGAAGCGCCCATACTAGGTATTGATCCTGCAACAGCAAAGCAGCCGCTCGATGCCAAATACCACGAATTAACAAGCAAGTTTAACCAGGAGGCTAAATAATGAAGCTTTACGAATTGACCGAGGCAATGAAAGACCTTGAACAATTGATGGAGTCAGGCATACCAGAAGATCAGCTGGCTGATACAATAGAGGATATTTCTGGAGACTTTAAAGAAAAGGCCGAGTCTATTTTGTTTGTAATTGCCAATAAGCAAGCTCAAGCAGAAGCTTACAAGACAGAAGAAAAACGATTAGCAGAAAAGCGCAAGACGGAAGAAAAGCAAATTGAGCGCATTAAAGAATATTTATTATTCAATATGCAAGAGCTTGATTTTCCAGAAGTTAATAATGGCATACTGTCTGCAAAATTAAGAAAGACAGCGCCTAGCCTATCAGTGGATGATGAGGATTTGATTCCTGTCAGCTACAAAAACATTAAAACAACGGTATCAGTTGATAAAAAAGAGCTGCTGAAAGCACTGAAAGAGCTGCCGGAAGGCGAAAGCATTGAAGGCGCTACTCTTGTCACTGGTAAAAAATCACTTACGTTTAAATAACGCGGGCATATAGCTCGCACAACAAAGAGAGAAAGATATGAATTTATTTAGCTTTACAGGCAATCTAGGAAAAGATGCTGAGGTAAAACACCTTCCAAGCGGCGCGGCTGTTTGTGAGTTTTCAGTAGCTGTTAAGTCAGGCTATGGTGAGCGCGAGAAAACAAACTGGGTTCGCTGTGCAATGTTTGGTAAAAAAGCAGAAGGCCAACTTCCAGGTTATTTGCAGAAAGGAACTCAAGTGGCTGTTTCTGGTGAATTAGAGCTGCAAGAGTGGGAAGGTCAGAACGGTAAGGGCGCGGCTCTATCGGTATCAGTTCAAAATATTGACTTGATAGGCGGCAAGCAACAAGGTCAGCAGCCACAGCAAAACGGCCAGCAGGCTAATAACTGGCAGCAGCCAGCACCACAGCAGGGAGGATTTCAGCCGCAACAGCCAATGAATCCTAATCAGCCTCCAACTCCGCCACAAGGTCAGCCAATGGGTGTGAGTCAAGGCGGCCAGCCAATGCCTCAGAATAATTTTGGAAATAACGACCAGAACATTCCCTTCTAACCACCAACCAAGCGCTCTATATGGGCGCTATAACCTAACAAAGAGAGATGATTATGAATAATGAAACTATTCAACATGCAATATGGGCTGTATTTTTACTGATAGCGATTGGCCTTATTGCATCTTGTGCAGAAGGCGTTAGTGACAATACGGCAGAAACTACAGCTAAATATATTGAGAGCGACTGCAAGCGAGGCCCAGTGCTTGGTTCACAAGGAACTAAATGGACTTGCGATTAAAGGCTATAACAAGTTAATTAATAAGAGGGTTTAAAGATGAGTGATTTGCATGACAAATTTGAAGCTGTTAATGATGATTATGGAAAGTTTGAGCTTGTAAAAAATAAAAGAAGTGACAGGCCAGATTTGCACGCTTTTTTGGTTCTTGATGAGATATTCCCCGCAGCTGGTCGTGATATTGTTTCATCTGCGTCTCATGATGTTATTTATCTCGAAGTTGAAGGTGATGATTTGGAAAGGCTTATGGATTCAGAAATTCTCGAGCTGGTACGCTGTGGTGTGATGTACGACACAGAGAATGATTGCTTATCAATGTTTGTTTAACTAATAATCAGCGCCTTTCGGGGCGCAACATAGGTGATATATGGAAGGATTCGACATAAGAGAGCCTTGGAGAGAGGGTTTTTTATTTATGAAAGAAAAAGAGTATGAGGCGCTAACGCAGGTTATTAGTGAAGAATTGCTAGTTAAGCGAATCTTAATCGCTGGCAATGTGGCAGATGCGGCAATTAATAAGATGATTAGAGGGTGATATGAGTATTGAGTATTATATTAAGCGAATGAAAGAGCATCAGAAAAACGCTCAAGAATACGAGTTGAAAGCTGAGCAAGAAATGAAATCTGACTCAGGCTCAGGAGCACAAGCTTTAGAATATTGTCGACTGGCAGATATGGAAAAGATAAACGCTACTAATTTTAAGGTTCAGATTGAGTCAATTACGGAGGCGTTATGAGGGTATTAACACTGGCTAGATGTTATCTATCAGATAAAACGGTTGGTTTGTTGTTTGGTGGCGATGTTTATTTTAAAACACTTGAGCAGCCCTGGAGGGGCAATGCACAGAGAATTAGCTGCATTCCAGAGGGTGTATATTCAGTTAAGCGAGATAAAGCCGGCAGACACCAGCTTTACGCTGTTCAAGATGTGGGGAACAGAACGTTTATTGAATTTCACGCGGGCAATAAAGTGAGTCATTCAAAGGGCTGTATTTTGCTGGGTATGAATCACTCATCAAATTATGAACTAGTTGAATCACAAAAAGCCTGCGATGAGATGCTAGAGCTGATGGGTGATGATGATTTTATTCTTCATATTCGAGCAGCGACAAAGGACGACTTCTAGCTAATTTGCACACTAAAGCCCTCATGGTACAATGTGAAAAACTACGAGGGCTATTTTATGGCTAATGCAATTCTATTAATCATCCGACCACTATTAGTGTCTATGGCGTTTTCTATTGTAAAGAGTGTTATCAAGCTGGCCTTGGCTGGCGTAGATGCTTGGTTAAAACGTAAAGTGGAATCGACTGATAATAAGTATGATGATGAAGCTTATCGCGTGTTTGTCGATAATCGAGAAGGAATTTTGATGGCGCTAGAGCGTGTCATTGATTTGATCGGAGGGAAAAAGTAATGTCCAACAAGATACCTAAGCAGAAGAATAAGAAGCTGGCGGGTGCTGGTGCATTCTACGGGGCAACCACAGAAACAAAAAAACTAAAATCAACGGTATACAAGCCTAAGAAGAAAAGGAGCGCGTAATGATTGATTCATTGGCGACTGCCTTACCTATGCTGATAGTTGTTGCGGCTATCGTTAAACGCTCTGAGATGTCTATTTGGCTGGCTATTATCGCTATATTTTCCACTGTTGTCGGCATGAGTGGGGAAAGTGTTGATTCTCTAATGGTGTTTTTTGTCGGGGCTAACTTTATTCTAATGCTGGCAGGTTTTGCCAGCTGGCGAATAAGCAGGAATAATCTACCGCTTATTATTGGTATTCTCGCCGCTTTTGATGTGGTTCTAACTTTCTCTAATTTGATAGTTTTGTTAAATACGGGCTCTTTGTCATATAATGCAGGATTAATGTCAGGCTTTATCGCCTATCTTCAATTAGTGCTAGTTTGTACTCTAAATGACAGCAAGGGAGTGCTAAATGAGTTATTTGATGATGCTAGGGATATTTTTCACAGCGTTTTGCACTTGGGCGGCGATCATAAGCACGATAAGGGTTATAAATGAATTCCTTGCACACAGGTCACAACGGAACAAACATTCTTCTTTATCTAATGACAACGCTAGGGACGTTTCTAACTGAGAACTGGTATTTATTCATTATGGTTGTTTTTGGCTTTGCTCATGTTTATGTCGCCTGGCAGCGAAATAATAGGGAAAAAGAAATCCACGCATTAAAGATTAAGTCGTTAAGTGATGATTCTTTGTAAGCTGGGCTTTCACAAATGGATAAAATCAAAGCGCTATATGGATAGCCCGCTAGCATATCAATGCCAGCGGTGCGGCAAACATGACATTAGGATTTAGTCTTTTTAGATTTCTTAGGCTTAATAGGTTTATCCATTGATTTACCGTTCAAAACATCTTTCTTATAGTTAGCATTCATTTGCTCTTTAGCTGTCATGGAGCGGCATTGGGTATTATCTTCAATAACTTCATAATTCCCACCACCAGCAATAAACGCTTCCACTTCTAATCTCATTCGCTCAGCTTCACTAATCTTTTTACTAGTCAATGATGGTGGCTTAGGTGCTGGGTTATTGGCTCTAGTTTCTAGTAGTTCAGAATGATTCATTTTATTTTCCTCTTATATGTTGCGTTCTGGTTATATTGGATATAGTATTCATATTAGAAATTAAGTCAATACAAAGAGGGTATAAAATGAAAAACTACGTTAAAGAATACAAGGGATATAAAGTGCAAGAGGGTGAGTAGATGAAAGGCGCAATGTTTATAATGCTCATTTTCCTTTCTGGATTCAATACAGGAAATTGGTGGAAAGGCAAAGGCTATGAAAATATGCACTGCCAACCAATAACAACACACAACACACTAGAAGAAGCAAAGGCTCAGGTAGAGCGTTATCAAGAGAGGGTTGGTAAATGATTAAGGCTCATTTATTTGGCGGTCAAGAGCATGGGAGGGTTGTTGAGATAGAGGTTCAACAACCTGAGATTAGATTTTCTCCAGAAACAAGCATTCTTGATTGGGATAAGATGGAGGGAAGGTTTGTTGGAGAGTTTATTGTGTATGAGTTTGATAAGATGCTAACGGAAGAAGACGCGGCGTATATTTTAAAAGAGAGGATTAAGGCTTGCAATTGCGGCCATGATAATTGCTCTATGAATAGATCAGGATTTCCTTGTGTTTTTAAATTCAGGCAGTCACTAGAAAAAGAGGTTAAGTAATGGATATTGATAACAGGGAAATTAAGAGGGCAATTATGGCTGGTGAAGATGAGCTAGCAAGACTGCAACTTGAAAACGACAGGTTAAAACAGTCTCGTGATGATCTTGTTCGTAGGAATAACAAGCTAATTGATGAGGCGGTAAAGGCCATGGAGAAGTTTGAGATTGAAAAAACGCGCCGCATTAATGCTATTAAAAAGACAAATGAATACAAGACCGCTGTTAGCGTGTTGACAGCAGAGAGAAGCAAGTGGCTAAGAAAGATTAAGCGACTGGAAAACAAGGGGAAAGCAAATGGATAAGATAGATTGGTCAAAAGCGCCATCGGATGCTGAGGCTTGTATTGATGGGTGTTTCGCAAAGTGGATCGATGGTGTTGAATTGGGTTGGTGTGAAGAAGGAGAGGAGTGGGTACTATCTGCACGTCCATGGACATTAGCGCGATATATCGAGAAGAATATCCACGAAGTGGAAATCCGACCAGATGAATGGAAGGAAGGGGCGGAGAGAATGGAGCAAATAGCGCAGAATGGAAATAATGGGCATTACGCAGAGCTGGAGAATAACAAGTCAAAATATCATCGAGAGATTAAAAAAGGCGTTCTGGTAGATGTGTATGATGTTCTAAGCGCTTTTGAGGTGGTCAATCCAGCTATGCAACACGCACTAAAGAAGATGTTAGCACCTGGTAAGCGAGGTGCTAAATCGACTATTCAGGACATGAAAGAAGCAATGCAATCAATTGAGCGAGCTATTGAGCTAGAAAAGGAGAAAAGCGAATGAAATACTTACTAATACTGTTACTAATGTCAGGCTATGTTAGTGCCGATATAAAAAACGAGATACGACTACAGCAAGAAGTAATCGATCTAAATGAGTATGTTTACCAGGTGGAAAAACAGAATAATGAACTCATGCAAATAGCATTGCAGCAGGCCGAACAAATCAGCAAGTGGAAAGGTTACGCTGAAATGGTTGCTGATGAGTGTGGAAAAGGCAATAACTTTGTAGCAGTTGGCGGCAAGGTTTTTAGTTGCGAGTTGGTTAGAGTGATTGAATAGCCCTTTAATTAGGGCTTTTTTACGTCTTCAATAAATGTGGTAGAATGGGGTTAAATTAATAGTCAGTGTGACAGGGTTGCACTTATGAACGGGGTTCTATGACTAGTAAGCTAACAGCAAAGCAAGAGCTTTTTTGTCAGGAGTACTTGATTGATCTTAATGCTACCAAGGCGGCAATAAGGGCTGGATATAGCGAAAAGGCAGCAAAACAGATAGCTACAGAAAACCTATCAAAACCAGTCTTGCATGAATATATTGCAAGATTAAAGCAAGAGAGGGTGAATAAAGTTCAAGTCGATGCGGCTTATGTGCTTAATAGGCTAGTTGAAATTGATCAAATGGACTTTTTGGATATTCTTAATGATGACCATTCTATAAAGCCGCCTAGTGAATGGCCAAAGGTCTGGAGAACATACCTATCAGCTATTGATATGGCTGAAATATGGGAAGGCTCAGGCGATGAGCGCCAGATGACTGGGATGCTAAAAAAGATCAAATGGCCTGATAAGGTTAAGAATCTAGAACTGCTTGGAAAACATGTTGATGTGATGGCGTTTAAAGAGAAGGTTGAGGTTGATGCTACTGTGGTTCAATCTGTTATGCCTGTTCCAACTGCTGACAGTGTGGAAAGCTGGGAAGAGTCAGCAAAGAAGAATCAGGATTCAATTCTAAGCCGTGACTGAGTATAAGATAGCTATAGCGCCTCAAAGCGGGTCACAGTCTCTTGCATTATCATGTCCTTGTAATGAGATACTTTATGAGGGTACGCGAGGCCCAGGTAAAACAGCGGCTCAGCTTATGCGCTTTCGTAGACTGGTTGGTGTTGGATACGGGCCGTTTTGGAAGGGTGTTATTTTTGACATAGAGTATAAAAACCTGGGTGACATAATAGCTCAGTCTAAAAAGCTATTCGGCAGGTTTAATGACGGTGCAAGATTCCTTAGCTCTGCAAGTGAGCTTAAGTGGATTTGGCCGACTGGTGAGGAGTTGTTGTTTAGGTATGAGCAGAAGGCTGACGGGTATTGGAATTACCACGGGCAAGAATTTCCTTTTGTTGGTCATAATGAGCTGACAAAGCGCGGTGATTCTGAGTTTTATGAAGCTATGTTTTCTTGTATGCGGTCATCATTCCGCCCTGTTGACTACCCAAAGCCTGACGGCTCACTATTACCACCAATTCCTTTGGAGTGTTTCAGCACTACAAACCCTTTTGGCGTTGGTCACTCGTGGGTTAAGAAGCGATTTATTGATCCGGCTCCTCGTGGGCAGGTAGTAAGAAACTCAACCACCGTAATAAATCCTCAGACTGACGAGGAGGAAGAAGTTGTGTTGACTCGCGTTGCTATCCACGGATCATGGCGTGAGAATAAGTTTCTAGACCCTCAGTACATTGCCTTCTTAATGGCAATTAAAGACCCTAATAAAAAAGCGGCATGGGTTAATGGTGATTGGTCTATTACTTCTGGCGGTCGCTTTGATCACTTGTGGCGCGAGCATGTTCATGTTGTTCAGCCTTTTGAGATACCATCTAATTGGCATGTTGATCGCTCTCATGACTGGGGCGAATCAAAGCCGTTTAGTAACTTATGGTTTACTGAGTCTGACGGAACAGAGGTTAAAACTCCTAGCGGGGTTAAATGCTATCCTGCTGGCACTATATTTTGCATAGGTGAGTTTTACGGGTGTGAGCCTGATGAGCACAATACAGGCTTAAAAATGAGCGCCACAAGCGTGGCTAGGTTAGTCGCAGATATTGATAAGTCCCTAATGGATAAAGAGCGCGACATTAAAAACCCAAAAGGCGAGATTAATATTTTACCGGGAATAGTAAAAGGCAAAGTAAAGCCTGGGCCAGCAGATAACGCAATTAACAACAAAGATGATGAGCAAATATCAATAGCGGATAAAATGGCAAAGCAAGGGGTGAAGTGGATTGAATCTGATAAGTCGCCCGGCTCTCGCATTAACGGGGCTGCTTTGTTGTGCGAATACCTTGAAGCCGCTTTAGAGGGTGCTGATAGTCAATCAGGAATGCCAGAAAGACCAGCTCTTTATTTCTTCAGCAATGTTCGCGGAATCATTTCTAGGTTCCCGATATTATCAAGGGACAGCAAAAAACCGGATGACATTGATACAGAGCAGGAAGACCATGATTATGATGCGCTTCGCTATCGAGTGGCTAGAAAGAAAAGGACTTACGCTCCTATCAATGTACGATTCGGGGCTTAACGTGCTAACATTACGAAAAACCAATATAGGCTAGATAAATGGCTAATGTAAAATTCATTCATCCAGATTATGCCGCAAAGGTCGATAACTGGGTAAAAACAAGGCTGGCATGTAGCGCTAGTGGAATTAAAGATGCCGGCGTAACTTATCTGCCAATGGCATTAGATAAAGATCAGGATAAATATAACGCATATAAAAAGCGAGCATTGTATCTTGGTGTAACTGGTCGCACTCGGTCGGCGTTGGTTGGTGCTGCTTTCCGTGTTGAGCCTTCCTTTAGTGAAGATTTGCCGACTCAAGCTGAGTTTGTCAGTGATGATTTTGACGGCTCAGGAATGTCGGTTGATCAAGTATCAAAGCGAATAGTAAGCGAGGTTCAAACAACAGGCCGCCATGGTTTGCTGGTTGATTTTCCTAGCCTGCCAGACGGGGTTAGCCGAGAGGAGGAAGATTCTCTTGGGGCACATCCTTATGTTGCCGCTTACAATGCCGAGTCAATTATTAACTGGGAGGAATCCAAAGTTAATGGAAAGACTCAGTTGTCAATGGTTGTGCTAAAGGAAGTTACACAAGAGTCGGTTGGCGGTGATGAGTTCGAGAAAGAGCAGGTTGTTAGATACCGCTCATTACAGCTGATTGATGGTCTGTATGTTGTTCGCCTATGGGATGAAGGAGGCGAGCAAATAGGTGGTCCGGTAGAGCCAAGGATAAAAGGCGAGAGGCTTAACTTTATCCCGTTCTATTTCACAGGCTCGGAAGACAATAAGCCTTGCGTTGATGAAATACCGCTAGAGCCAATTGCCGAGATTAATATAGGGCATTATCGAAACTCAGCAGACTACGAGAAAAACCTTTTCATTCATTCGGGCGGCTTGATTGTCGTATCCTCCAGTATGGATGGTGCAGAATGGAATGAGGTGAATCCTAGCGGGGTTGTTGTTGGTGCTGATAGCGGCCTAAAACTAAATCAGGGCGATGGTGCAGAGCTATTGCAGCTAGACCCTGCGCAAGCTGTTGATGAGGCTATGAGGCGCAAGGAGGAGCAGATGATTGCTATCGGCGCACGACTAATTACCAGTGGCGCCATTAACGAAACAGCGGAAGCGGCTAGAATATCCGCCAGCTCTGAGACATCAACACTATCAACCATTGTCGGCAACACAGAAGAAACAATAAACAAGGTTTTATCTGTAATGGGCTTGGCTTTAGGCGTTGATATGCCGGTGTATAAAATGAATCGAGACTTCTTTGATTCAAGCATGACGGCTCAAGAGTTTATGGCTATTAATGTGCTGTATGATTCTGGTCACATTGCCCAGTCAGATTTGCGCGGGATATTGCGAAAGAATGGCGTTGTTGAATCATCCAGGACTGATGCTGACATTGATAATGAGCGCTCGCAGGCCAGTATTGTATGAGCGCTACCGGCTATCTAATCGACGCAACCACTAGGCACGCTATATTCGTTGAGCGATACGGACACGGGCGATATAACGACCTAGAGCCTATTCTTAATGATATGCGTGATAAGCTGGTGGCTCGATTGAGCCGCGAGGATTTGACCGACTTTCAGTTTGTGCGGGCTCAGGCTTTATTGGCTGATGTTGATGATATTCTTGCGGGCAGCTTCCAGCAGTTCGAGCTTGATCTAGGCGGCTACATTGAGGAATTTGCAGAGTATGAGGCGGGATTTAATTACCGAATGCTGCAAGGCGCTGTAAAGGTTGAGGTTGATATTCCGGCTATTGAGCAGGTCAATGCTGCTCTAAATAATACCAGCATGGTGCTAACTCAGGACAATGGCGCAGAGCAGCGCTTAACTATCCAGCAAGCTATAGAGCAATTCAGTGCTAAGAAGTCGCAAGAGGTTAGATCTCTAATTCAGCAGGGCTTAATAGGTGGCGAGACTACCGACGATATAACAAGGCAGGTCATTAATAGTGTTGAGCGAAAGATTAATAAAACCGTCAAGGCTCAAGCTAGGTCACTGGTGTCGACTACGATTAGCGCGGCATCGAATCAGGCGCACAATCAAACAGCTAGGGCAAATAGCGATGTATTGCGAGGCGAGCAGATAATAGCGACCTTAGACAGCCATACAAGTGACATCTGTATAAGTGCTGATAAGACTATCTGGCCTGTTGACGAAGGGCCCTTTCCGCCGCTTCATTGGAATTCTTGCGCCAAGGATACTAAGGTCAGAACAAACCGAGGGCAGATTTCAATTCAAGATGTGAAAGTTGGCGATTATGCGATTACCCATAACGGCCACTACAAGCGAGTGTATGCTGTAATGGCCAAGCCTTTTGATTCTAAAATGTTTGAGTTAGTAGATAATTTCGGTAAAAGGGTTAGGCTTACGGACTCTCACCCGGTACTTACAATCAACGGCTGGAAGAAAGTCAGGGATATTAAAGCTGGGGACAAGATTTTTAATTATTCTAAAAAGCTTTTCACCTTTTACCACTGGTTTATCGGCTCTCTTGTTGAAGAACAAGTCCTGATCAATTCTCACAACAGTAAAACCGAGGCCGCAGAGGAATTCGTCTCTTACAGTGTCGGAAGCTTCTCTACTGGCATGTCCTCTGCCGTCAAGCTCGATGATGACATTACCACCAACAAGAAAGTCTCCAATGTATTTCTCAAGCCGTGGCTGAAACTCAAAAGAGTTATTGGACTTGGTTAGGATGTCTATAAATAGAGACTCATGGAAGGTGGGATTTTTCTTTAATGTATTTTGCAGTGAGTTTAGGATTTTATCCCTGATTGCCGGATTGCGCGCTGGGTTGTTTTCCTTCATTGCTCGTGAATGCTGCTCGGCCAGTCTCTTGCTTGCCTCTAAGTTATTCATCCGCCAGTGGTCTTTTCCTTTTGGGTGCGGGCAGTGTTTTTCGTTATCCAAAAGAGACTGGCTTCTGGTTTTTGTCTTTATTCCTAGTTTTACACATCGCTTGCGAATAGTATCATTAGATAACCCATTTTCGCGCTCTATTAATCTGAGGCTTTTTCCATGAATCCAGTGATCATTTTCAACAAGCTTTATAATTTCTTCATCGGTCGTGTATTTAGTCACTTCTTTACCTCCACAATCATTAGTAGTGCAGAAGCTTATTATGAAGGCTATGTTTATAATTTGTCAATAGAAGATGATGAGACGTACTTGGCAGATGATATGATAGTGCATAATTGCCGGTCGCTTAGGGTGATGTTAGTTGAGCCTAAGTATTCAGTACCAGGCTTAGAAGGCACTAGAGCCAGCGAGTCCGGGCCTGTGTCGGCTAATTTAAGCTATAGAGGTTGGCTAAAACAACAGCCAAAAGAGGTAAGGGAGCGAGTCAATATTAAAAAGACCTACTCCCTTGCAGAGCTTGCGGCATTGGAGCCAGTTACTTTTCTTTAGGGTAGTGGCTTAAATCCGGTAGCGGCTCAAGGCATTTTTTGGGTCGTGTTAGCTTGTCAGATAGGGGTTTTAGCACTTCAAACTTAGCTAGCGTCATAACCTCATCACCTGACTCAACCCTTTCGCAAACTCCTTGCATTGCGTAAAGCATTAGGTTTAGCTCATCATCCGTAAAAGTAAAAGTGTTCATTTTATACTCCCGTAAGTGCATGATTTTATCGATCTATTGAATACAGTCTCATTGGTATCATCCATTGCCATGTGCAAGGACGAATAAAGCGAGTTAATATTGTCGAGGCTTCCTGAAAATAAATATCTAACGCCATTACTCATCCATAGGACAATTCGACTATCTAGATCGCTATTAAATCTATCAAAGTTAGATATGTATTTTCCATTAAGTGTTATTCCTAAATGCTCAAATACTATTTTCATTGATATATCCTTTGGTTAGCTCCACATCTGATTATAAATACTAGGCTGGGATTCTATTGCCTCTTTTTGGTGACGCTTTTCTTCTTCTTGCGTTGCTGCAATCGTCAGTTCCTTTATTTTTTTAGCTGCCTCTATTCTTTCATCTAGTTCGTATATCCTGTGAAATCCTCTCCCGCCTATGAGCGCAAGAAAAAACGACCCGTCTTTGAAACTAACACTGATTGGTCTTGGGTCGCCATAGTGGTATCCGTCAAGCCTTTGAATAAACATTATGTCAATGCCTGTTTTGGTTGATTGGATATCTATGGTTCCTAGGTCGTCTTTTAGTTTGTGGATACCAAAGCCCAGGATGGAGACTGCTTTATCTATAAACGATGTATTAAAAGGAACGTCAGAAATACCCATTATTTCTAGTTGCCTGTCAAGATAACTCATTCCTCACCCTCCAATATAGCCAAAATCTGGCCTTTCTTCTTAATTGCCACAATCAGCCCTTGCTTATCATAAAGAAGCTCACCTTCTCGGATAGCCTCTTTGCGAACATGAAAGGATGGCTTGCTTGGCTTTTTATTGTTTTTCATCTGCCTTCTTCAATAATTGAAAAGTCAGCAGTTCGGCACATGTTTGTTAGTGACACCAGAAAACCTCCTAAAATCCTAGAGGCTTCTTTTATTTCAATATCTGTAAATTCATGGCTTTTATCTATCATCACCAGAGATACAAGGTCAGCGTAGGCACACTGTATTTCCATACCAAACTGAAGTAGTTCATTTCTGATTGAATCATCTATTAATAGTTTATTAGGCACGATAAACCCCTCTAGTTTTAAATTAAATAGCTCACTATCAAAGCCTATCACCATGGTGTTTATCATGATAATTTATCTCATGAATACCAATTATTCACCAAAACTATTGACTTGACCCTTTTTTATGTATAATGGCCTTAACGGGGCTGGGCCTCACTATCAAAGAACTGGGTTCTAATGACTGATAAAACGTACACTCAAGAAGAACTGGATGCTCTTATTGCTGAGAAGTTGGCAGCAGAGACGGAAGACTTGAAGAAGAAAAACGAAGAACTGCTTACTGAGAAAAAACAAGTTTCTCAACGGGCGGCGGAGCTGGAAGAAGCTCAAAAACTGGCAGAGGTTGAAGGCTTAAAGCAAAAAGAGGAGTTTAAGACTCTTTATGAGCGCGAGCAAGAGACTGTCAAGGGTTTACGCGAACAGATACTAGCCAAGGAGGAAAAGGAGCGCAAAGACGCTTTATCCTTGTCAACTGTAGAGCTTGGCGGCTCATTAAGTAGAGACACTGCAAAAGCATCTTTACTGGCCGAGCAAGCGGCAAAACATGCCAGATATATTGACGGCAAGGTGGTTTATGAAATTGGCGGCGTTGAAGTTAGCGCCGATAAAGTAAAAGAACATCTAACTGAGACTTTAGGGTTTTTGGTTGATGGTAGCGGTAACACTGGAAGCGGGGCTTCTGGTAGCAACAACGGCGGGGCCGTTACTAAAAAGTTCAGCGAGTATAGCGCTGGTGAATTGAAGGCTATTAAAGATTCAGACCCAGCAAAGTATGAGCAGATCAAATCGACAGCAGAACACCTGCAACGAAAATTTTAATCAAGGAGTCTCATAAATGAGCACAGTACAATTAGCTGACATTATTGATGTCACAATCTTTCAAGATTTGCCACCTGTAAATGACCCGGAAATGACCGCGTTTGTTCAGTCTGGTGTTGTAACTCGCACGCCTTTATTTGATGCGCTAGCAAGTGCAGCAGGTAAAACTGCCGAGCTTCCATTCTGGAATGACATCGACCCAACTGATGAAGCAAACCTTTCTAGCGACAATCCTGCAACTATTGCAGCGGCTGACAAGATCACTCAGGGTGAGCAAATCACGCGCAAAGCTTTCTTGAACAAAGGCTTATCAGCGTCCGACCTTGCTAGTGAGTTGGCAATGGGCCCAGAGGCTATGCAGCACATTCGCAACCGCGTTGATACATACTGGACTCGCCAATGGCAGCGCCGCTTAATCGCATCTGCTGATGGTGTTCTAGCTGATAACGTGGCTAATGATTCTGGTGACATGGTTCATGATGTTGCCTCAGAAACTATTGCAGGCCAGTCAGCCGCAACTCGCTTTAGCCGTGGCAACTTCACTGCCGCAGCATTTACCCTTGGCGATGCGTTTGAGAACACTGGCGCTATCGCTGTTCACTCTGCTATCTACAAACAGATGGTAGATGGTGACGACATTGATTTCATTCCAGACTCTCAAGGCCGCATGACTATCCCAACCTTTATGGGTAAGCGCGTTATTGTTGATGACGGTATGACTGTTACACCTGGCGCGACTGATGGTTTCAAATATACCACTGTGTTATTTGGTGAAGGTGCGTTCGGCTGGGGTGAAGGTATGCCTAAAGTTCCAGTTGAGCTGGAGCGCGAGGCGTCTCAAGGCAATGGTGGCGGTATCGAGACCTTGTGGACTCGTAAGACCAACATTATCCACCCTGCTGGTTTCCAGTCTACTGGCACACCTGCTGGCGACTCTTTCACGCTTGCTGAGCTTCGCTTGGCTACTTCGTGGTCGCGAGTTGTACCACGTAAGAACGTGCCTCTGGCATTTTTGGTAACCAATTAGGGAAGATATTACCATTGTAACTACCTTTCTTTTATAATAGAATGCTCCTGAGATTATATCGACGGAGCATTTTTTATGAGCACTATAAAAGTAGGTGACAGGTTCGGCTCGCTAGTTGTGTCCGAGTTAAGTCTTGGTAAAAGACAAAACGGCAAGCCTAAATATATGGCGCTGGCAATCTGTGATTGCGGTGGGTCGTCATTAGTTGAAAGGCACAACCTTACGGCAGGTAATACAAAGCAGTGCCAGTCGTGCGCCAGACTTTCTAGGGGGGAAGGCAGGCGCACTCATGGTAACTCAATGTCATTTAAAGACAGAGACCCTATTGGATATAACTGCTATACAAGATGGCAGTCAATGAAGCGTAGATGTAATAATCCAAATGACAAAAGGTTTCCTGATTATGGCGGTCGAGGTATATCTGTATGCTCTGATTGGCTCGATTCATACGAGTGCTTTCTGTCAGATATGGGGCTGCCTCCATCCAGCAAACATCAATTAGATAGGCGTGATAATAACGGAAATTACTGCAAGGAAAATTGCCGCTGGGTTACGCCAATTAATAACGCAAGAAACAAGCGAAACAATCGATTAATAGAAATAAATGGAGAAACAAAAACTCTTGCTGAATGGTCGGAGATTAGTGGTATTGAATATCACACCTTAAAGGCAAGAATAAATAGGGGCGTCTTACCAGAAAAAGCCATAAAAAACGGAAGGCTAAAAAGTAAGTATATTTACTCAACGCCTAATGGTGATTTCGATAGTTTGAGTGAAGTTGCCAAGTCGTATACAATGTCTATAAGCGGGGTTAATGGTAAGTTCAATAATCCTAAATTCAAGGAATGGGTGAAGCATGAAAGAACCTAAGTTAAATAAAGACGGCTTGCCAATCGGTGTGCCGGTATCGTTTGAAGTATTGCAGCGAACTCTAAAAAAACACAAAGAGGCGGAAAAAAATGGCAACGACTCAAAAACCAGAGTACGCAAAACCAGAAAGCCAAGCGTTTCAAGCGTATCTGAAGCAGAAGAAACGAAAGAAGCGTAAATCACAAGCTGAATAACTAGGGCCTTAGCATGTCACATATCCCGCCGTACACAATACAAGACTTTGGCCCTAGTGACCTAATGACCAGTGAGGCAGAAGGCGTTAGGCGGGTTAAGGTTAGCTCAGAGGACTTCATATTAGCCATATCTAAAGGTGTTGTTCCAGGACATAGAATCCAATACATTCACAGCTACGCTCCAGCAATAGGAACAACGGAGGAATTTATATGGCCTCTAAATGGTCAATATACGTTTAACGATACGCCTAGTAATCTATATCTAACAAGTAGTGATGCTGGAGATACTGGCTTTGTTTTCATACGTTGGATTGATGGAAACTATGATGAGCAGCAAGGCGTATATCAGCTCAATGGCCAGACTCCTGTATTAATAGGGGTAGGTCTTAGGGTTAATCAGTCCTTTACTGCTGGCGTAAGCCAAACTCTTGGTAATATTTATGTATCTAATGCCTTAACTCATTCATCTGGCGTTCCAACTCAGGCAACTACTGTCATGATGTATGAGCAGAAGACGCAAACCAGATCAATGGCTCTATACACTGTCCCAAGAGGACATACCGCATTCGGTCTGAGCGGTTACTTTAGTTCACCTAAAAACCGTGATAATGACTTTTTCTGGAATGTTAGAAGCCCACTGGGGCTGTTGCCGCCCATTAATACGAATGTGGTTAGCGTATATCAGACTACTACGGAGATTGATTTTAAGTTCACTTCGATTCCAGAAGAAACAGATGCTTGGTTCACCGCCAAGACTGAAACAGGCACTGGTCGGGTTAGTATCAGAATACCGGCCATTATTGTTGATAACAATTACCTATAGTTCATAATCTTGATGAATGTGGTATATTCACAATATAAATAACTGAGAGTTCATAAAATGGCGATTGTGGTAGAGGATGGTACAGGTTTAAATCCAGCGGCTAATAGTTATGTTAGCGAGGCTGAATTGACCACCTATGCAACTGATAGAGGGGTTACTCTAACTGGTTCTGCTGACCATCTTCTGCTGTTGTCAATGGATACTATCGAGACTAGAAGCTACCAAGGCTCTAAAACATCAAGCACTCAGCCGCTACAATGGCCGCGAACTGGTGTCGTAGTTGATGGCAGTTCTATTGCTAGTGACGAAATACCGCAAGACCTTAAAACCGCTCAGATCATAACTGCATTGTCGATTGACTCAGGGGTAAACCCAATGGGGACGACTGAGCCAGCAGTAAAGCGAAAGAAAGTCGATGTTATTGAGGTTGAATATCAAGACGGCGCAAGCTCTAAGAGTTATGACCCGAAAATAAACGCCTATTTAAAGCCTCTATTAACCTTTCATGGTGGCTTTTCTAACTTCTCGGTAAATCGCTTATGAGCTTCTATGCTGACATGGCCAAAACCGCTAGCGATATGCTTGCCGAGTTCGGGCAGCCTGTCACTTTCAACTATGAAACTGGCGGCACTTATGATCCAGTCTTGCAGGTTGAAACAGGCGCAGTAGCTCAGCAAATCATAGTCAATGCCTACCCGTCTAAGTTCATGCAAAGCGAAGTAAGTGACACTACTCTAAGTTCTGATATTAAGCTTGTCTGCGAAAAGACTAGCGTTAAGCCTGTCGCTGGATGGGAGTGTGTTTTAAATAGCGCAACCTATCGAGTCATGGACTCAGAGGCTATCGGATTGGCTGGCGATGAAGTTATCTATTATGTGCAGCTTAGGAAATAGTAATGGCTATAATTAATCAGAAAGAAATAAAGAAGATAAATCTATCAGGTGAAACTCTTGATGTTTATGCTTTCGCCAAAGACGGAAAAATGCTGCTTTGTGATTCTGATGGAAATATAATCAGAGCAACAAGTACAAGCATAAACTCCGGCCTTGACTCTGCAACTAATGCTGATGCGAATATAATTCTTTCTGGTTTGGCTGAGGTTGATGGTAATGGCTAGGCAGATTGAGCAAGCGCTAAACCAAAAGTTAAACACCTATGCAGCAGGCAAGGCTATTCCTGTTGAGTGGAATTTTTATAATGACGGCACCGAGCCAGTTATTAGCGGCTTGCACTTTCGCCAGAATCTACTTCCTGCTGAAACTGTAGTTGTAGGTATTGAAAACACAGGAGCTAATCAGCACCAGGGCGTTTATCAAGTTATGGTTTGCGGTAAGATTGGCGAACCTGCTGGGCCTTTGAAAGATGAGGTTGATGCTGTGCTAGCTGAGTTTAAACGAGGTCAGACTGTTAGTTATGGCGGAGTTACAACAAAAATAGAAAGTATTTATGAGTCACAGCCGTTGTATTCAGAGGCTTATGTGAAAATACCTGTAACCATTAACTATAAATCATTCATAGGTAACTAGATGACTATTGTTAGTGCGGAAAAGTTTGGCGAATTAACAAGGCAGTGGGCAAAAAAAACCGGTGAGGATTTGGAGAAAATCACTCGCGGATTCTGCATAAACTTATCGACCAGTGTCATTATTAAAACGCCTGTCGGTAATCCTGAGTTATGGAGTTCTCCTGCGCCTCATGGATATACCGGCGGCAGAGCAAGAAATAATTGGTTTCCATCACTTAATAATATCTCAAACAAGACAACCGAAAGAAAGGCTAAGACTGGTCAAGCGGCTGTCAACAGGGTTAAAGATAGAACATCTGGCTTAAAGGCTGGAGATACTTTTTATTTAACAAACAACCTCCCTTATATTCGCCGTTTAGAGTACGAGGGATGGTCAACTCAAGCGCCTGCTGGGATGGTTCGCATATCCATTTCAGAGGCGGAACAGTCACTAACTAAAGCAATTAATTCAATATAGGAAAATAAAATGAGTAACGTATTTACTAGCTCTGGCACCACTTACGCAATTTCAGCAGGTGAGCCAGCAACATACGATCAAGCTGGATTTGCAGCGCTTACTTTTACCGATGTGGCAGAAGTTACCGACATGGGCGAATATGGCGCAAGCTTTGAGGTTGTTTCTCATAGTCCATTGGCAACACGCCGCACAGTTAAGCGTAAAGGGACGGTGAATGATGGCGCTATGTCATTGCAGCTTGGTCGCGACCCTTCCGACGCTGGGCAGGCTATCTTGATTGCTGGTGTTGATGGCGCTGGGATTGATGTTGTTCACTCTCACAAAGTTACTTTGCCTGATGGCACTATCCAATACTTTACCGGTCAGATTTACAGCTACACGACCAATATCGGCTCATCTAACCAGATTGTTAGCGCTGCCGCTACGGTTGAGCTTGATAATAAAATTATTGAGGTTTAATTGATGTTTGATTTGTCGCAGCTTGATTATAAAACCTTCTCCGAGCAGGGTGTTGATGTTGAAATCCTGCATAGAGAAACTGGTGCAAAAACTGGTATCAAGATTAAAGTTCAAGGCTCTGATAGCATGGTTTACAAGAACGCAATGCTTGATAGTGCTAGGAAATCAAAACCAGACCAAAGCGCAGAAGATGCTGAAATGATTGGAGCTAAGATTTTGGCTAAAATCACTTTAGGCTGGGAAGGTTTGGCGGTCGACGGCTCTGAGATTGACTTTAGTCATGATACTGCGGTTGATATGTATTATCGCTTTCCATGGGTGGCTAATCAGGTTTTAGCGGCAGTTAATGATACTAAGCTTTTTTTAGTGAACGCCAACAGCAATTAGAGAAATACGCCAGCCATTTAGGCTGGTTAAACTCTACGCCTGAAAATTCTAAGCAGACGAGAATTCAGGCGCTTGGTGCTGGCTCCCAGTTTGCAAATATGCCGCATTGTGATAATGCTGAGCTTGTTAAAGTGTTTCACGACTTGGGGCTTGCTATTTATTCAGGTGAAGTGATGCCGCTGCCATTTTCAGAAATATCCTCATTCTCTCAAGCTGCTGGCATTAGGCTTAATTATTCCGAGGTGGTGACACTAAAGAAAATGTCTGAGCAGTTTGTAATCTGGTTAAACAAAGGCAAAAAACAGTCTTGTGATGCGCCATATTACAAAGACAACAGAACTACCGAGCAGATGCGGGCTGATGTTTCCGCTAAATTTAAGGCGTTGGCTAGGAAGAACAAATGACAGATAAATTAAGCCTTGCTTTAGGTGTAGAGACATCTGGAGTAAAGAAAGGCACTGATGAGCTTAATAAGTTTGGCAGTGCCGCTGATAGTGCCGGTGAGTCTGCTAAAGGCTTTGAAGATAAAGTAAAAAAGTCTGACGGAGCTGCCAGTGGCCTTGGTGGCAAGTCATTGCCTAAAGTTAATGCTGGTCTAGGTAAGTTTGTTAAGGGGCTAAAGCCAGCCAAGAACGCAACGCAATTACTTGCATTCCAGGCGCAAGATTTGGCCGTCCAGCTATCCATGGGTACTAGCTCGCTTGTTGCTTTCGGCCAGCAGGCTCCACAAGCCTTCTCAGCCTTCGGCCCGTCTGGCGCTGTTCTTGGTGCTATTGCTGGTGTTGGCTTTGCTTTAGCTGGGCCTTTGATGGCGGCTTTTGGCGATACCGAACAGGCCGCTAGCAGCTTTCAACAAAAGATTGACGGAGTAACTGATAGCCTTAAATCAACAAGGCTAGAGATCAATCTAGGGGCTCAGTCTTTACTTGCTAAGCAAATCAGGGAGGCTGACGAAGCCTACCAAGACCTTGCTACTAATGTAGGTCAAGAGACACAAGGCTTTTTAGGTGTTGATGTTGCGGCTGTAAAGGCCGGAGCTAAAACTGCTGAACAGGCCATGGATCAGGCTGTGGCTCATGAAAATGAGCAATTCAAGCGGCAGGAAGCTTTAAATGAATTAAAGCGCGAAGAAATTGAGTTAAACCTTCAAGCTGGCGAAACATTACAAACAGATGTTCCAGCAAACGCCTATGATTTTGAAGGTTTCTCAGTATCTGAATTCTTAGCAGATCAAGAGGCGGAGCTCGAGAGGTCTAGAAAGAGGCAGGAGGACGGTCTTGTTCGGCAGTTGGCGCGAGAGGATGCCTTGTGGCAGGCTCAATCTGAAAAGAATAAGCAAAGAATAAGGCAAGAGGCTGAGTTTAAAAAGCAGATGCAAAGGAATGAGCTAGCAGCAACTGCAAACCTATTTGGTAATCTTGCAGAGCTTGCCGCTCAGGGTGGTGAGGAATCATTCACACTATATAAACGCATGGCTCAAGCACAAGCTGGTGTTAGTGCTGGCTTGGCAATTCTTAACGCTTTGGCAGCAACCACAGGCAATCCCATATTGAATATGGCGCTTGCTGGAACCATTGGCGTCTTGGCTGGCGCTCAAATTGCAGCCATTGAACAGCAAACATATAGCGGCGCACGAGCAATGGGTGGGCAAGTATCGGGCGGCAATAGCTATCTAGTTGGTGAGATGGGGCCAGAAATCATTACAATGGGCGCTCAGGGTGGTTTTGTTACACCTAATCACAAACTAGGCGGTGAAAGTGTTACAATCGTCAATCAGATAGGCAATAACGTACAGCCTAATGTGCGCGCAGAGGTATTATCTATGCGCGGAGAAATCACCGGCATGGTTATGTCAGCAATGAAGGGCGCTAGACGATGACAATTGATATAGACGCAAAGCCAGACGCGGCAAAAATGGGTATTGCATACAACGTGCAAACTTTTAACAGCCAGTTGAATGGTGCGCAGCAATTTAAAGAGCTTCCCGGCTCTCGCTGGGTTGGTGAGCTTACTTGGTCGTCAAGACAGGGCCTCGAGGCTAGAGCGCTATCAGCCCAGCTTCAAAGTTTGCGCGGGCCTATTGATGATTTCCGTGTTGTGATGCCTGATAACGAGCGTCTAGGCACTGCTACTGGCTCCGGTGTTGTCAATGGTGCTGATCAAGTCGGCAGTGAAATCACAACTGGCGGCTGGGTGGCTAATCAGCCTATTTTGCTAGAAATTGGCGACTATTTCGAGATCAACGGCGAGTTAAAAATGGTCACTGAGCGCGCAGCAAGTGATGCAGGCGGAAATGCGACTATAAAATTTCAGCCGCCTATTAGAAAAAGCCCCGCTGATAATTCGCCCGTGGTTACCAGCGACCCAAAAATCACAATGCGACTAGTAGCGCCTCTAGCCTCTCACTCGCTATCTGCTCCAATTGTTTACGCCATTTCAATCAGTGCCGAGGAGGTTATTTAATGCCTCGCACTATTGATACGGGAACTATCCGAGCAATGTCTAAGATTGGCTATAAGCCTGTTATTTTGATTGAGATTCTAACGCCATCTTTAGATATTAGGCTAACCAGCAACATGCAAGACTTAACGTATAATTTCAATAATTATACAGCTGGTTTAATTGGTGGCATTAGCGCAATTCCTGAAACCATGGATTTGAAAGACTCGCAAATATCAATGATTCTTAGCGGCGTTGATCCAGCCATTAAAGCCGCAGTCGTTGCGCCTGACTTCATCAATAGCCCGGTAACTATTCGCGTCCAGTTTTTTAACGATCAATATAAGACGGCTGGCGATGGCTTTGTTTATTTCATCGGCTCAGCCGCCAGCCAAAATATAGCAAGCTCTAGCAGTTCTGAGATAACAATAGGATGCAGAAGCAGGATAGCAAGCTTAGGCAGACCGAGATCAGAGCGATACAGTGACCAAGAGCAGCAAGCAAAACACCCTGGCGACTTAGGTATGCAGTTTGCCTCTGAATTGGCGAGTCGTGATATTATATGGCCTGCTGCTGAGTGGTTTAAGGAGAATTCATAATGGTTATGGGGTTTGTGCGCAAAACTATCGACACGGCGTCTGATAGGCTTGCTGACATTGAGGATAGTTTAACAAATTCGGCAGATCAGATAGTTGATTCTGCCGGTGATTCTGGCCGAGCGCTTGGCCGCGGTGATTTAGGTGGAGCAGCTAGCGACCTTCTTTCAATTGGTGCGGAGGTTACAAACCTAGTAACGGGTGGTACGCTAAATGTTGCCTTTGATGCCTTTAAGGACTTTATAACGCCTGATATTCCCGCGCCAGATTTTCAAGATAGAAAGCAGCAGGTATCAAGCGCTAATGCACCCAGAAGAATGGTTTACGGTCGAGTAATGACTGCGGGCGTTGCTCGCTATACTGAATCCTCCGGCTCTAACGATAAATTCATTCATATAATCCATATCTTTGCTGCTCACACGTGCGAAGAAGTGGAAGAAATTTATTTCAATGGTGAGCTGGCATTTATTGGGACTGTTCCACAGGGCAAATTTGCTGGCAAAGCTACAGCTATTATTGAAACAGGAAAGCAAACAACTGCCAACGCGGCAATCGTTGCTGATACTCCATCTAATTGGGCTAACGACCATAAGCTTTTAGGCCATACTTATGTTTATTTTAAGCTTGAGTATGATACTGATGTATTTCGCTCAATACCTAAAATAACGGCAGTCGTTAAGGGTAAGGATGACATTTACGACCCTAGAACAGGCATAAGCGGGTGGACTGATAATCAGGCGCTTTGCTCTCTTGATTACCTGCAAAATGAATACGGATTCAGGGTTCCAGTCGGTGAAATCAACCTAGATAGCTTTTCAAACGGTGCAGACGTTGCTGATGAGCTTGTAGCCTCTGGCGTTGGAACTACTGAAAAGCGCTACACGGTAAACGGTACAATTTCAGTAGTCGATAATCCCATGTCTCCGCTTGATAATATGATGCAAGCAGGCATGTCGAGTATTAATTATATTCAGGGGCAGTTTGTTTTTGTTCCCGGTGTTTATGTTGCGCCAACAAGCCAAAGCTCTCTTGGCGACCCGGCAACATTCGACAGCACCACAGCATTCACATTTGACAGCGATATATGGCCAACCTTCGACCAAAGCTTTTTGCCTAACTATAAATTTACTGACGACGACCTAATAGGTGGTATTTCTTATACACCTTCTGGTGATGTAGATAGCCGAGTAAATGCTGTTCGCGGATCTTATATTGATCCGGAGCAAAATTTCGAGCCTGTTGATTTTGTTCAGTTGAATGTTCCAGCTTATGAGACTCAAGATAAAGAAATATTATTTGCTGACACTAAGTTTCAGTTTGTTAATTCTGGAACCAGAGCAAGACGACTGGCAAAGCTATTTATGGAGCGCTCGCGCTACGGTGTAAGACTGTCTGTTCGGTTTAAGGTTCGCGCTTTAGAATTTGGCGTTGGTGATCGCATAGAATTTGAATCTGTCAGTGAAGGTTTAACTAATCGCGTATATCGCATTGATGAGATAACGCCAAGCATTGATGGCGCTGATGTTTCTTTATCAGAAGATGCCGCTATTGTTTGGGATTGGGAAGAGGGGGACGCGCTAGAGGTTACGCCTCCGCCGGTTTTGAATTTGCCAGACCCTAATACTGTTCTAGCACCGACTGGTCTAGCTGTTTCTGAGTCTGTTTATATTGGCAACGATCAGAGCTCTTTAAAATCCCGCGTGACTATTGACTGGGATAATAACGATGTCATTCAGCGCTGGGAGGTTCAAGGCTCTTTTGACTCCGGCCCGTTTGTTGATTTGACTAGCTATGTTTCTACCAACTCATTTATTTTAGATGATGCTCAAATAGGTGACTGGGTATTCAGGGTTCGAGCTATAAATGGAATAGGCGCAAAATCCGCTTATACTTCTAGTGCTTTTACTACCAACGGGAAAACAACTGTTCCAGCGGCCATATCAGGCTTTGCGGGGACTAGGAGGCCAAACGGTGTGGAAATAAATTGGAATGAAGCAGCTGATCAAGATATTGCTTATTATGAGGTAAGAAATGGTGCTAGCTGGGCTGCGGGAACGCCTATTCGCCAACTAACTGGCAATGGCTTCTTGTGGGAGCCAGAAAGCCAGACGGTTAGCACACTATGGGTTAAGGCTTACGACAAGTCAGGCGGGGAATCTGCAACGGCTACAAGCTTAGTTGTTGGTACCGGCGCAACGGCGGTAACTTCTGATACCGGACCTATTGTAAATAATAAAGTTTCGTTTGCTGACAATACGAGCGGATACTATCTAGGCGATGAGGAATTCATTGTAGGTGACGCGTCCACATTTCTTAGCTTTAGCCCTACAACACAGTTTGACTTGGTTACGCCTGAGCTAACTATTACCGGCGGTGCAGCTAGCTTTAGCGGGACAATATCCACAGCCGACAATAGATTTCAGGTTAAAAATACTGGGGCAACTTCTGGTAGTATTGTTGTTATTGATGCAACCATAGGTGCAGCCAATAGTCATACAGCAATAAGCGCCACTGCTGACAATGGAACTGGGGCGGCTATAGGCTCAATCAATGGCACGGGCGCAATAGTATTGTCATCCTCATCAATTGGCGCAACTGTTACGAGTAATGGTACTAGCACAGAAGGCTTGATAGTTAGTGCAGAGCAAACTGGTTCGTCAGCACTAAGGGCAACAGGCAATATATACGGCGGAAGATTTACCGCAACAGCTGGGGCAGCTTCTGGTAATGCTGCTATGATAGCCAACGCCTCTGGCGGCGCTGCACACATCCAAATGCTAACAGAGCACACTATTTTTCCAGCTGCTCAAGATGGCGCAATAATAATAGGTAATAGCGCAAGTGGGGGCAATAATATTTATGTGCGAACTAATGGCCAGTGGCACGTTGTGCAATTAACAGGCAACTATAACGACGGAACAGCAATACCATAGGAATAAAACATGACAATACAAACAATAAACATAGGAACAACGCCTAATGACAATACGGGCGACGATCCAAGAACGGCTGGGCAGAAGTTAAATTCTAATTTCACAACCAGCACACACGCAGCCAGCCGAGACGTAGGCACAGCCTCTGGTAATGTGATGGAAGTTGGGGCGGGTGGTTTGTTAGGCAATGCAATACGCTGGGCAACAAATGACTTAAACGATATAAATAAAACTGGGTTTTACGATGCTGACGGTGGTGACACCAACCTGCCTAGTGGTGTCGGCGGTACAATAATTCACATTGAGAATTCAGCGGAAAACTCAGCAACTCAATATTTTGCAACCTTCGATAATAGCGGGCATTTCACACGAACAAAAACCACTGGCGTTGGTTGGGGGCCATGGCAAGAACTCTACCACAGCGGCAACCTGAATCCTAATGTGTTTGGGGGTGTGGCTGGCGCGACTCTAGAAGGAAAAGCAGTTTCAGCTACGGTTGCGCTATTCCAGTTTCAGACAGCCAGCCCAAGCGTACCTGCCTCGGTTGTAGTCAGTGGCGTATTTAATATACTTAATTCGGCACTATCAACTATAACAACCTCTGTATCAGTTACATTATCATCTCGTAGCAGTAAAGGTGTTGCAGTATATTCAGTATCAGGATTATCAGGACTTACAGCAGGCGACACTGTTTATCTATCTTGTGACTCCGCTTCCTCCTTATTGGAGGTTAATTTTTAATGACTATTACATATAACTACGACAAAGACGGGCTAATTAGATTCGTTGAGCAACATTCAGAAGATTCTCAAACTAACGGTTTTATCCGTGACCCTGATAAAGTCCAAGAGTTACTAGATTCAGGTGTAGAAATAGAGCCTTACGTTGAGCCTGTTAAGACGCTTGAGCAATTAAAAGCAGAGGTAGTGCAAGAGCTTAAATCATTAGACGCAAGCCCTCGCACGATTACTGAGGCACTTCTAGGTGATCAATGGGCAATTGATGAGATTAAACGCCTAGAAGCTGAGAAGGTTATTTTGCGGGATAAGCTAAAGAGCTTTTAATTTATCTTTATAGCGCTTCTCGATAGCTTGGTATTCTTCTATTGAGTAGCGCTTTATATCGCTATTGCTTTCAAGAGCTTCAACCTTTTCCAACCCTATCTTTTTGATAAGATTTATTCGGTACTCAGTCAAATTCCCTGATAGATGATTATTACAAGGCGCGCATTGCTTGTGGCAATTATCTTCGTTAAATCTTAATTGCTTTGCAGCTCCAACAGTTCGATAGTGCCCAGCATGATATTGCCCGCCATGGTGTCTCTGGCAGCTTATGCAAGGCTCTTTATCATCACGCTGTCGAATGTAGGCATTAAAAGCCTTTTGAGCCTGAGCAGCCCTAAAAGCCTTATCATTCTGCTTAACTATTTTCTTGAATTCGGCATTGCGCTTTCTAATCTCTTTTAGCTTCTCCTTGTTACGTTTAGCATTAGACCACTCTATTGCATGATCAATATTGCAGAATACGCCAGCGGGAACCCTTACCCATTCCTTGACGTACTTCTTGCAGTGTTTGCATGAGCGCTTAGAGTTAGCCACTAAACCCCCAAAACCATATCAACACCTTCACGACTACCGGCATTAATCCGCGTAACTCGCTTGGCCGCCAGCTTTTCTTGGCGTAGTTTGGTATTTGACTTGATCAGACTCTTGGCTGCGCGAACGGCATCACCCTCTAATAATATATGGCCGCCACCTGGAACAGCCCAGCCGCCTTCTTTATCATTAAAAAGTAGAGTAATTCCATCAACCTCAATTGACTTGTTGGCTTCTGTTGTACTGATATATTCTGATGACATTTTATTTTCCTCTTTAGTTATGCGCCATAATTCGATTGCTCTTTTCGTCCATTGGCTTGCTTGGTACGCCAAATATTTATTCTTTCTTGTGCTATAGTCATTCGCCACCTTAGCTGCTCTGACTTCTCTATGGCTATTCTCAGCGCATCTAGCAGCTCTACATACTCTTTGTGTGAATAAGCGTATGATTCGCGCTCTTGCCCTGTTTTATGGCCTTCTTTCTCAGCTTGGCCTATTAAAATAGCTTTTTTAGACTTGCGAAACTCCCGCAAATATTCTGTATCAGCCTTTGCTTTAGAGTATTCATCAACCGAATTGCGCCAGTCGTTTATTAGCTGCTCAATATCCATCAACTCATCCCCTAACCCTCTTTTAATATCTCATCTTGCCATGGTGCTGGATTTTCCCAGCAACCAAGCGTGTCAAATAAAGCCTCTAGCTCTTTCTCGCTAATATCTCGCGCCACCGGTAAAGCTATCCAGCCAAGATTTGATAGCTGATCTTTCGGCACTGTTGCGCTTAACTTATCATGCAAATCTGACACAGTAGAGCTTAATTCGTGCTTAAAATACTCACCTGGTACGTTGATTTCTTCGCTTTTAATATAAACCTGCCCTAACTTACTGCGACCCATTGCGGCAATATATATTTGCCATTTATAGCGAATCTTGCTCATAGCTGCGTCAATACTTGGACCGCAAACTTCAATACGATTCTTGCTAACATTAATCAACTCTAAGCCGTCACCACTGGCCACAAAACCAATACCTAAATCTCTTAACGCAGCCTTAGCACTTCTAGCCTTGCTTACGTGCGCGACGTACTGTTTACGCCTCTTCTTTGCCATTGTCATTCCTCTTTAATAACACTTCAATGACACAGACCTTCGGCTGTGTATTTCTTTATTATACGGCATATAAGCTCTGCTGCCTGTGATACTCAACCACATCACAGATTTCACACTCTTTTAGTGTACCAGCTCTTTTACCCGTACTTTTTTCGTACCAAACCGTCCCACCTTTACCAACATAAACTTCTTTCTTCTCTGGTAGTTTTAATAGGCTCCTCATTAGCCCATTTGAATAAACAAGCTCTACTTCATGCTCGCCCTTCTCGTTGCTCGTGCAACTCATTGTACTTGAATATTTACTCATATTTTCTCACTCCGTAGCTAGTAGCCGTATAACAACAAAATATTATCGGACGCTTCGCGCCGTAAATTTGGGGGTTAAATGCTTATAGGTTGTGATGACTGGCGGCTATTCTCGAATCAAACGAATCATCATCTTAACTTATTTACCGCTACCTGATTAAAATCAGGGGAAGTTAATCTCAGCCACCACACCTATAAACTTTAAAGCCCCTTCATGTCTCACGACAGCTAGGGCGGAGCGGAGCATCATGCTTTATACCGCCTGTTATCACCTCCTGCTAGGGTGGGTGTTCTTACCAGCTAACGCCAAACAAAATCCCGATGCCGTGAATAACTCCAACGGGTGCGATAAAGGCTCCGGCAATAAGCAATAAATACTTAGCTTGGATCAAGCAGTGTATAACGTGAGTAATCCAGCCAATAACGCTAAAAATAACTAGCAACGCTATGCCAATCACAAATAAACTATCCTTCATTTGTCTAAACCCTCTTTCATTAATTAAACTAAACACAAGCCCAGAAGCAACAACAGACCATAACAATAGATCATAGCCACTAGCGCCGTAAAACAAACCCACTATTAACTGTTCCATATCACTTCCTCTTGGTTAGTGTGTTTATACTACCTAGCCTTAATATGTTTTGGTAGTGTTAAATTACGCCAATAATTCTGGATTTTGATAGATATCGCCGATTTTTGCACCTATATCGCCTTCTCCTGCGGCTTCGTAAAGCTCAATAAACGGGAATTCGCAAATATAATCGCCATAGCCAGCAAGCCTAACCACATCGCCAGCGTATAATTCAACGCCGTTCTTGTCCTTTAGGCCGGTGAATTGCATTATTGGTTGAACACAATTCCACTCGGAGTCTTCCCCTTCAAAATCAGAGTCGCAAATGTAGCCAGCATTAGTCAGTCTCATATTAATAACCGACTCCATTCTACTGTCTTCGTCATTCCATAATCTAAATTTAATATCCATCACACAACCCCTTCGCTAATTAACTGCTCATTAATCCAAATCTCACCTTTAGGCGTAAACAATGCTTGAGAATAACCCTGCTCGGTCTGTTTAAGCTCGCCCAAGCCTTTATCTATGAAAGACTGAGTGAATGCCCGTCCTCGCTTAACTAGCTTGTCGTGGTTGTTTAACTTGTCAGCAATTTCTCTTACAGACTCAATAACATGATTTTCTGAGTATCCCGATCTGTTTACATAAAACCAGAAATCATTAGTTCCATTACTTTTAAGTGTGTAAATAGTTCTA